GGCAGGGCCAGCCGGCCAGGCCAGAACGTGGGCCAAGTCTCTCATAGCCCGTGGATCCCTATTCGGGGGCAGGTCAGTAGGGCATGCCGCCGAGCTCGTGCCGGATGATCGCCTCGACCAGGCCGCGCATGGTGGCCGCGTCGTGCAGGTCGATCGGGTCGTCGAGCCCGACTCCGAGCCGTGCCGCCACCGCCGCCTGGTAGGCCCGGGTGTCGTTCTCATTGCTCGGCGCCCAGCGCGCCACGATGCCGCGCACCGTGCGCAGCCCGTGCCGGTCCTGGTAGCTCTGCAGCAGCAGCGCCAGCGCGCGGATGCCGTGCTGGTGCGACCGGAAGCGGCAGAAGCGCCCGTCCGACGGCGGATCGACGAGCCCGAGCCACTTGTTCGTGGCGACGTGCTCGATGTTGCCGGGGTTGCGGTTGCGGTAGCCCAGGCTGAGCTTCGGGTCGCCGCTCATGCGCCGGACGCCGGCACGCGGTTGAGCCAGACGCGCACGGTGGCGTCCGCCGCCAGCGCCGCCGTGGTGGCGATCCCGATCGAGAAGTTGCCGGTCGCGGTGGTGGTGACGCGGCGGTTCGTGTTGTCCCAGAAGACCCGTGCGCCGGCGGTGATGGCGAGCGAGGGTTCCTTGGTGAGGTCGAACACGCCCTGGGTGGCGGCCTCGATGACGGCGTTCTGCGCGCCGTCGACAGCGGCGACGCCGAACATGGCGCCGACGAGAACCCCCTGGCCGGCGGTGACGCCAGCTGCATAGGGCACGGCAACGGCCAGGCTGTCGCCCGGCTGGACGAAGTTCCGCATGGGGTACTCCTGCGATGGTGATGGGAGGGTGCCGTCCCGGACGCGACATGCCGGTTGCGGCGAGTAGTGCATTTCACTATTATCGCGGTATGGACGAAGCCATCTCCGCCGCCGAGGCCAATCGCGCCTTCTCCCGCCTGCTGCGCGAGGTGCGCGAGGAGGGCCGGACCTTCGTGGTCACCTCACACGGCAAGCCCGTCGCCAAGCTGGTGCCCTGCGGCTCGGCCGAGGCTGGCCGCGAGGCGGCGCGCACGAACCTCCTGGCACGCCTCGCCCGCCAGCCCGCGCAGGACGCCGGCCGCTGGACCCGCGACGAGCTCTACGAGCGCTGAGGTGCGGGTCGCGCTCGACACAAATGTCCTGGCCTACGCCGAGGGTGTGAACGGGCAGGACCGCAAGGACACCGCGCTGCTGGTCCTGCGCGACTTCGCGGAGCACGAGCTGATGGTGCCTGCGCAGGCGCTCGGCGAGCTGTTCGTGGTGCTGACCCGCAAGGCCAAGCGCGAGGCGGCGGAGGCCCGCAGCGCCGTGCTCGGCTGGTCGGACAGCTTCCCGCTGATCGACACCACGCCGGGGGTGATCCTCGAGGCGATGGAACTGGTGACCACCCATCGCCTCGGCTTCTGGGACTCGGTGATGCTGGCCGGCGCCGCGCAGGCGGGCTGCCGCATGCTCCTCTCGGAGGACATGCAGGACGCCTCCACCTGGCGCGGCGTGACGGTCCGGAATCCCTTCGGCGCCACCAGGATCTGATGGCGCCGAGCGGCCGAGCAATCAGGTGCCCGGGTTGAACCAGGCGCCGCGCCAGTCGATGGCGCCGACGCCGACGTCGAAGATCACGCTGACCTCGACGCCGTCGACGCCCGAGACCGGGCCGGTGGTGACCTGCGGCCCCTCCGCCCCGTTCAGGTAGCCGTAGACGTAGACCGGTGCCGAGAGCGGATCGGAGAACAGGTACCAGCGGTTGTTCTGGATCAGCGGCTCGACGAGCGGCTGCACGAAGCCCGCGAAGACGTTCGCGTTCGAGGTCTGCGTCGCCGCGACGCTCACCGTCAGCTGCCGCGCGGCGAGCTCCTGGTTCGGGCCGACCAGCAGCCGCATCGAGGAGCCGATGGCGATCGGCAGGCCATCGAGGGTCTTCTGGCGCATGATGGCGGCGCGGCCGGTGGCGAGCCCGCCGAGATCCAGCGCCGGGCCCGCGCCCGCCTTGTTGGCGCGCGCCGCACCGGTGCCGAACACTGCGGCGTTGCCGGTGATCAGGGTGGGCCCGTCGCCGTTGGCCAGGTTCACGAGGCCGTAGGCAGTGGCGTTCTCGAAATCGGCGACGCGCCGGCCGATCGCCGCGGCGAAGTCGGTGAAGGCGCCGAGGTCGTCGTTCACCAGCATCGGTCGCGTCACGCGGATGCGCCGCGCGAAGGTCTGCAGGAGCACGATCTCCTGGCTCTCGGACATCGTCCCCGCCTGGATCTCGCCGTTCTCCAGCAGCGGAAGCAGGGTCGGGAAGTCGCCGACGCGCAGGTGCCGGTGCGGCTTGAAGTCGCGGAAGTCGCGGCGGAGGAAGATCTGCCGGTAGGTGGGCTGCGCCGGCTGGTAGGCGGCGAGCAGCATCTTGTTGGCGGCCGCCGAGAGCAGCGCCGGGAAGTCGCTGGTTGTGTGGAAGGCGCGCTCGGCGAGCAGCGTCGGGTTGCGCGGCACGCTGCGCTCGCCGCGGGCGCGCAGCAGCTCGCCGATCATGTCGGAGGGGCGCCAGCCCATGAACTCGGCATGGCGGCCGTTCCCCTGCGGTTGGTACCCGGGCATAGAGCGGGCGGCGAGCGCCTCGGCCATGGCGCCGATCAGCATGGTGGGATCGTCCTGGCCGGGGCCGCTCTCCGGCCGCGCCGGCATGGAGGGCTTGGGCGCGGTCGTCACCAGGAGGTCGAACAGGGCGCGGCGGACCTGGTCGGCGCTCCAGCCGCGGTCCACTGCCTCGCTGCGGATCGGCGGGATGCGGTCGGCGGGGACCAGGGCGCGGGCGGCCTCGATGGCCGCGTCGATCCCGGCGATTCGCTCGCGCTCGGCGCGCTGGGCCTCGGCACGCACGGCGTCGAGGTCGGGCGCCGCAGCCCGGGTGGGTTCCGGCGCCTGGGCGCTGGGCGTGGTGGTCACGGTGGTCTCCTGGGGCGGGGTGGTGGACGGCGCGGCGGACGGCGGCGCCGACGGGGCAGCAGCCGGCTCAGCCGGCGTCGTCTCGGGCATGGTGGGTTCCTCGTCAGGCAGGGCGGGCTCGATCGCCGGCGCGGGGAGGCCCTGCTCCCCCTGCGCGCGTACTGCGGCGTCCCGGTCCACCGGGACCGGTACGACGGAGATCTCGAAGGGCTCCCAATCCACCGCCCGGTGGACGGTCTCGCCGGTCGCGGCGTCCGGCCGCGGCTCGTAGCGATGCACGCGATAGCCAACGCTCACCGCGCGGAGCGTGCCGTCGGCGATGCGCTGCCAGACCGGCTCGACGTCCGCGGCGGCGGAGAACTGGAGCGTGGCGTAGCCGCGGCCGCGCTCGAGGCGGGCGGAAGTGACGCGGCCCAGCACGTCGCGGGCATCGCCGCGCCGGTGGGTGTTGAGCACCGGGGCCTGTCCCGAGCGGAGCGCGTCCATGCGCACCGCGTTCGGCGACATCTCCAGCTCCTCGGTGATGAGGCCGAGGGCGGGGACGAAGTTGCGGGCGCGGGCGCCGGTGCTCCACACCACCTCGACCGTGCGCGCCGCACGGTCGACGGTGGCGGGCGCGGTGATGGCGCGCTGCGCGACGATCGAATGCCCAGCGGCGGGAAGTCGATCGGACACAGTGTCCTCGTCCAGCGCGGCACTGCTGCCGCCCGGCTCGGTCGTCTCGCTCATGTGGATAAGCCTGTGTCTAAGCGCGGGAAAAGCTGTGGATCGTGCCTGCTACGGCGCGGCGTAGCCCTGCGCGTTGACGTAGACCTGCGCGCCCGTGGTCAGGCAGGCGAAGTTCACCGCCGTGGCCGCCGTCCCCCGCAGCGGCGTCGGGAAGGTGATCTCGACCGGGGTCGCCATCGCCGCCGGCAGCAACTGTCGCCAGATCACCGTCGCCCCGTCCTTGATCACCACCTCCGTCGCCACCGTCGCGTGCGCGTTCCGCACGTCGATCGAGGTCACGTAGTTCCGGATGCCGGCGGCGGCCGCGGCCTTGAGCACCACGTCGGTGGTATTGACGATCCCGCCGGCGGCCGCGGCGTACTGCCAGTCCGCCTCCGGGATCGAGAAGGGCTTGTTAACCAGCGCGCCGATCAGCGTCGCCAGCAGGTCGATGCCGCGCCCGGTGGTCACCGCCGTCGGGTTCGCCGAGAGGCCCGTGGCCACCAGCACCGGCAGCGCGCCGGAGGTATTGCGCGCCTGGCCACCCACCGGCGTGACGCTCGGCGCGATGGTGCTGAGGACATTCACGCCCAGCCCCTGGCCCGCGACCGACTGGCCGCGGCCGGCGGTGATCTCGGTCGTCAGCTCGGCGTAGTCCGCGATGGTGACGAACTGCACTTTCACGTCGGTGCTCGACGCCGGGGCTAGGTTCCGGCTGACCGAGGCCCAGCCGGTGTTGAGGTAGGCCCCGGAGAAGGTCGAGCCGACCAGGTCGAAGCTGTTCGCGTCGATGACCGTGATGGTGAAGGTGCCATTCGCCCCGGGCACGCCGGAGACGTCCGCCACCGTCACCACATCGTTCGTCGCGAAGCCATGCGCCGCGCGGGTGATCCGCACCAGGCCGGAGCCGTTGTTCGCCACCGCCGAGATGCCGTTGATGAACTGCCGGTTCCGCACCCGGATCCGGAACCGGTAGAGCGCATTCGGCTCCGGGATCTGCTGGTGGCGGACATAGGAGTTCGACCGCGCCGCCGTGGTGTCGAGCTGCCGGCCGTGGAACCAGCATTCGTCGTTGGTCGGCTCGATCTCCAGCACCGACCAGCCGGTGGGGACGGTGGTCGGGATCGGCGAGCCCGACGAACTCGCGAGCCGCGGCGCGCCCTCGCTCTGCACCTCGTAATTCGCCAGCGTCGGGCTGGTGCCGTCGAGCCGCCAGGCGGCGGCGCTGCGGCCGTCCGGCTGCGCGGAGGTCGGATCGACCGAGACCAGCTCGAGCCAGACCGACTGGCCGGCGATGCGTTGGCTGAGGCTCACCGCCACCATGACCCGGAGCGGGATGGTGAAGGCGGTCCGGCTGGTCAGCACGATCTCGTCGTCGAGGGTCGTGCCGGTCGAGATGGTGACGGTGCCCTCGGCGACCGCGAGCGCCATGCCGCTGCCGCTGACCGCCACGTCCCAGCGGGCCGGGTTGATCTCCGTCCCGTTGAAGCTGTCGCGGAACTTCTTCTGCATGCTCTTGATCTTGAGCATGTCGTCCGTCCAGTCGTAGGCGCCGGCGGTCATGCGGGGGCTCCTGGGGTTGGCTCGGCGCGGGGTGGCGCGGCGGCGCCGGTGGCAGCGATCTCGACGGCGGCCATCTGCGCGGCGTCCTGGGCGGCGCCGGACTTCGCGACGCGGCGCGGGTCTGTGTCGAGCGAGATGCCGGCTTCGTCGAGCAGCGCGTTGGCCTCGCGGATCATCTCCACCGCGGCCCGAAAATCGTAGCCGAAGGCGCCGGCGGCCTCGGGCTGCGGGACAAAGCCGGCGCGGACCTGGGCGATGAGGGCGGTGGTGTCCTTCAACGGATCGATCATCTCGTGCGCGGGCGGCACGTGACTGACGCCATCCGGCATGTCGGCGCCCCACAGCCCGAGCAGGGCGCCCTGGGCGTGGAAGCGGTCCGCGATGGGCCGCACCAGCATCGGGATGAGCATGCCGTACTGCACCTGCTCGCAGAGGCGGCGGAACTCGATCTTTCCCGCGCGGAGCGACGAGTAGTTCGCCTGGGTCAGGTCGCCCGAGACTTGGTCGTATGTCAGGCCGGCGCCGACCGCGGCGGCCTCGAGCGCCCGGCGTGCGAAAGCGGCGTGGCTGCCGCCTCCCGAGGGGTTCACCACCTCCACGGATCCCATGCCGCGGCGGTAGAGGATCATGCCGGGTTCGAAGCTCTCGACCGTGCGGCCCTGGGCGTCGCGGAGCAGGCCGGCCGCGGCGCCGGTCAGCGCCTCGTCACCCTCCTCGGTCACCACCGCCGCGAGGCAGGCCTCGATCTTGGCCTTCATGAGCAGGGCGGCCTCATAGTCGCCGAGGTCGCGCAGCCGGAGCAGCACCGGCGCCAGCCAGGAGACGTCGCGCAGCTGGCCGGGGCGGCGCTTGCGATAGACGTGCAGCACGTCGCCGGCCGAGATGCGCTGGCTGCTCTGCCAGGTCGCGCCTGGCAGGATCCAGGCCGCGCCTGGGTGCACGCGGTGAAGCCAGTAGCCGATGGGGTCGCCCGCCTCGCCGAGGGCGATACCCTGGATGGTCGCGGCCCAGTCCACCATGCCGTTCCGCGACGTGTCGAGGTGATCGCTCTCCAGCACCTGCAGCCGCAGGCCGATCGGGTTCGTCGGCGAGGGAGCAGTCATCAGGAAGCGGACGAAGCACTCGCCGCTTTCGACGACCGCGCGCATCACCAGCGCCTGCAGGCCATAGAGGTCGAGCCTGCCCTCGGCGTCGCAGGCGGTGCTCTCCGCCCAGCGCCGCCAGGAATCGGCATGACGCTGATCCGGCCAGCGCGTCGTGATGCCGGCGCCGACCGAATTGCCGGTCCAGAGATCGACGATGCGGCTGGCGTAGGGATCGTTGCGCACGGCATCGCGCGCACGCCGCGCCACCGTCGCCGCGCCCGCGCCGACCTCGGCCGTGGCGCTGCCGCCGGACGGCGCCCAGGCGGACGCCCGCTGGTCCTGCGCCGCGGCATACCCCCGCAGGACGTTCCAGGCGTCTCGCAGCCGGCCCATCACCTGGTTCCCTCGCGCGAGAAGCAGGCGAAGGTCACGGCCGGACGACGCGCGGCCGTCATCTCCGCGCCGCGCAGCACCGCCAGCGCACGGCCGAGCTCGTCAAGGCTGCGGTACTCCACGGTGCGTCCGTCGAAGGTCACGCGCGTGGTGCCGCCGGTGTAGGCCGCGGCGAGCGCGGCGGCCCGACTGCCAGCAGGCTGCGCCAGCGCCCAGGCGAGGACGGTCGGGTCCATGCGCGTCCTCCCTGTTCAGCGCAGCCAGCCGCTGCGCGGCGCGAGCCAGCCGCGCGGGCGATGAGTCTCAGTCGCGACCTGCGGCGGCGATGGCGGAGCGACATTCCCGCCGGCGGGAAGCTCGCTCGTTTGCAGTGGGCCGTTGGCGACCTGCTCGCGCAGCTGCGCCCAGAAACGCTCGCCGTAGCGGTCGGCCCCGAGCAGCCAGAGCGCGGCCCGCGCCAGCACGGCGCAGTCCAGCGCCTCGTTCCTCTCGCGCAGCTTCGCCCATTCCTGCCGCGCAAAGCCGCGGCGATCCTTCACCGTGTGCAGCTGCTCGGCGACCAGCTGCTTTACCCACTCGGCCTCGATGCCCTGCGGCAGGTGCACCCAGCCGGGCGGGAACTCCTCCGCGTCGCCGCGGCCGAGCCAGAGCCGGCGGTAGAGATCGGCCTTCCAGGTGGAGACCGACACCGTCCAGAGCTTCAGGCCGCGACGCAGCTTCCGGCCATCGACCAGCGCATCGACCGGCGTCGGGCCCTGGACGGGCTGGGCGCGGTTCCAGCCATCCACGCCTTTGGTCGGCGCGATCCGCGGGTCCCGCAGCCGGCGGAGGTGGCCATAGACCGCCGCGGTGTCGCGGCCCCCGGTGTCGATGCAGGCCTTGGCGATGCGGATGGTGCCGCCGCCCTGGCGCGGCCAGTCCCTGGCCAGCAGCTTCGCTAGCGCGTCCCAGGGCTCCCGCTCCCGCGGGCTGCCGGGGATGACCACGTGATCGACCAGCCAGGAGGTGGTGCCCTCCGCCCAGCCCCAGACGTCGCACTCGAGGCGGTCGTCCTGCACGTCCACGCCGGCGGTGAGGCACAGCGCGCCGGCGGGGACCACGCCCATTCGGAAGCCCTCCCGCCGCTCCACGAGGCGCTCCCAATCCGGCGCCTCGCCGCGCTCGTGCCAGGTCTCGCCGAGCACGGTGTTCCTGAAGGTCTTCAGATCCTCGGGCTTGCCCTGCGCCGCCTCCCAATCCCGCGCGACCTGCTCCCACGAGTACCAGCCGACCGGCGCGTAGAGAGAGGAGATGTGGAACCCGACCGTGTGCGGATCCTCGGCAGTAGCGGTCGCCCGCCATTCGCCGCCGGCCAGCATGGCCGTCTTATGGTGCTCCTCGATCCCCTCGTCGCAGGCCTCGCAGTAGTACCGGGCCGAGCGCGGATCGCCCTTCTCCCTGACCTTCCCCCCTGCCTGGGATCCGGCTCTGATGAGAGAGTCGGCCTCTTTGGAAGGAGGCATGGATGCCGAGGAAGCGTCATACGGCGGAGCAGATCATAGGGCTGCTGCGGCAGGCTGAGGTG